AATTATGGCTACGGCACATATGGCAGTACCACAAACGATTACGAAACTGGTACCTACAGTTCTTTGGGAATGGAAGAAAGCGTACAAGAATCAGAAGATTTGAGTTTCCTCAAACGTTTGGCAGGTTTAGCCAAATAATTTGACGTTGCTCAAAAAGCGCAGTAAACTACTGCTGTGCTTAAGAAAAAATCTACTTTTCCAGTTGACAGACTAAATACATTTGTTATACACTTGCAAGGTGCAGTTGTATATCTAGGCACAACAAAGACCATCTTAAACATAAAGGAAAATTATCATGGCAACATCTTTAGCAGAAATTAGAGCAAAGCTCGCAAGTCAAGAAAACCGCGGTAGCGGTAACACAATGGGCGGTGACAATGGCATTTATGCACATTGGAACATTCAAGAAGGTACTACAGCCCGAGTACGTTTCCTCCCCGACGCAAACACCAAAAACACTTTCTTTTGGGTTGAACGACTAATGATTCGTTTGCCTTTTGCAGGCGTTAAAGGTCAGGTAGACAGCAAACCCACAGTGGTACAGGTACCCTGTGTAGAAATGTATGGTGACGCCTGTCCGGTTTTGGCAGAAGTACGTACTTGGTTTAAAGACCCCAGTTTGGAAGACATGGGACGTAAGTATTGGAAAAAGAAAAGTTATCTTTTCCAGGGCTTTGTACGTGACAATCCAATCAACGAAGATAAGACTCCGGAAAATCCAATCCGTCGTTTTGTTATCAGTCCGCAGATTTTTAACTTGGTTAAAAACGCACTGATGGATCCGGAACTGGAAAACTTGCCCACTGACTACGAAGGCGGATTAGACTTTAACATCAAGAAAACTAGCAAAGGTGGTTATGCTGATTACAGCACCAGTACATGGGCTCGTAAAGAGTCTGCACTAACGCAAGATGAATTGCAAGCAATTGAACAGTATGGACTATACAACTTGGGAGACTTCTTACCCAAGAAACCCAGCGACGCAGAGTTGAAGATCATCAAAGAAATGTTTGAAGCCAGTGTTAATGGCGAAGCATATGATGCAGAACGCTGGGGTGCATACTACAAGCCTGCAGGGTTCCAAACTTCCACAGCAGACAGTGCACCACGTACCGAAAGTGCTCCTGCACCTGCACCTCGTCCTGCGCCTGTAGTAGAAGATGTAGAAGAAGAAGCAAGTGAGCCAGTCGCATCGGCTCCAGTTGAAGCCAAACCCTCCAGCCAACGTGCTGAAGATATTTTGGCAATGATTCGTAACCGTCAAAAGTGATTTAGTAGTCGCTTGTGTCAATTCAGTAGGGGAGACGGTCCCCTACTTTTTATATCTATGAATCATTCCCCGTTTATTATTACTCGATTCACACACGGATCTGCTGGTAAATTTTTAAGTACTTTATTGCAAACAAGTGATTCTGTTGATCACTGGTCTGAAACAATTCAAAAAAATAAAACTAATAGAGTGCTGACTCATGGCATTACACTTGAATATGTTCGAAGAAGTTTTCCAGAAAATCATTCTTTACATTTGCGAAATGAACCGATGGTTCCTTACAATACAGAATTGTACAGTGCAGGCTTTGAAAGAGGAAATAATGTATCATATGAGGACTATATAAATTATGCAGTTGTAAATAATGATACTCGTTGTTTAGGATCGATAAAGAATAATTTATTTTTAAATATTATTTTTCATAAACCTATTATCCCTAATTTTTGTCATGGTGCAAAGGTTATTACTATTTTAACAACATCTGAGTATGAACAAACGTGGGTTAAACGTGCGTTGCAACAAAAACATTTTTTAGAAACTGAGGATTCTATCCTATACATTCCGAATTCGCCTATGCACTGTAATTTTTCATCTTTGCCTGTTGTGTTACAATATCAAAATAAATTTAAGTTTAGTAAATCTGAAAAACAATTGTTAATCGATACAATAAATTCTAGTTATAAAAACCGAGATTGGTACACAAATTCTAACAGGTTCTCCGAATTTGACAAGTCATTGAATTTAGATAATCAATTTATAGATTTGTCTGATATATTAAACATAGAAAAATTAATACCAAAGTTAAGTTTTATTTTTAATTATTTTAAACTAGGTAAAATTGATGAAAAATTAATTAGAGACATGCATAAAATTTATTCTAAACATCATGAAACTTTTCGCTAAAGATTATTCAAACATTTTGAATAATAAAATTGATTTTAGTAGCCATACTGTACAGTTAGTAGATCATTTGGGGGGATTTGACAAAAATAATGAAAATTTAATATTGAATTATTTAAATGATTGTAATATCAAGAATAAATTTAAAATTATGTACATAACCGATGACTTTAATGAAAGGTATCGGAATTTAGATATAAATTTTTCTGTAGATTTACAAAATAGATTGAATCTTCGACATTTTAAAAAATACAAAAATCACCCGGCAGTAAAAATTGAAAATTTTTTATGTAGTTTTAACGGTTCAGACCATGTAAGCAGACGACTACTAACGGCTATTCTTTATAAATTTGGATATTTTAAAAAAAACTATTGTAGTAAAAATTTTGTTTACTCATTAGATCAACTAGAAGGCTATATATTTGGTTATTGCAAAGACCGCGAACAATTTTATAGAAAGTTTTTTTTATCCGAAAGTTTTGATACTTTCAATGAAACAATCTATTCTTTCGGTCACATACGGTACGATCATAGAAATAACATCTATAATTTAGAAAATAAACTAACTAAAAGTTTTATTCATATAGTAAGCGAAACATTGGCTACAAGTTATTATCCGTTTGTAACTGAAAAATTTTTGTATAGCATCGTTACTAGAGGATTGTTTTTATCATATGCACAACCAGATTGGCACCGACACATAGAAAAATATTATGGGTTTAAATTATACACAAAATTATTTGATTATAGATTTGACAGTATAAAAAACCCAGTAGAAAGATTGGTCGAATTAGTGACTATGATTTCGAAATTTTCAAAACTAAACAATGATGAACTGTATGATATGTATTTGATGGAGTTAGATACTATAGAATTCAACTATGATCATTATTTTAGTGGTCGTTACTTGGAACAATTAAAACAGCATACCAACACATTTATTTGATCAAAGTACAATATTTGACAAAAAAACTTTTTTAAATGAAATCAAAAAATTATATTCTTTATTAGATTTGGATGATTTTAATGAAGAGGCTACTAGCATTTTTTATACAAAGTATGCTATACTACACAACATATAAGGAACTATCATGGCAAAACCATTTGACGTAAGCAAATTTAGAAAAACAATCACAAAAAGTATTGACGGTATCAGTATTGGATTTAGGGATCCAGATACTTGGGTTAGTACAGGTAACTATGCTCTCAACTATTTGATTAGCGGACAGTTTGACCGAGGAGTGCCAATTGGCAAAGTTACAGTATTTGCAGGTGAGTCAGGTGCAGGCAAAAGTTTTATCTGTAGTGGTAACTTGATTCGCAACGCACAGGAGCAGGGTATCTATGTTATCTTAGTTGACACTGAAAACGCCTTGGATGAGAAATGGCTGCATGCACTTAATGTAGATACGTCAGAAGCAAAATTATTAAAACTAAACTTAGCAATGATTGATGATGTTGCTAAACTAGTAACTGATTTCGTTAAAGAATATAAGACCTTGCCAGAAGATGATCGTCCCAAGGTATTGTTTGTATTAGATTCATTGGGCATGATGTTGACACCAACTGATGTTAATCAGTTCGAATCAGGTGATCTAAAAGGCGACATGGGCCGTAAGCCTAAGGCACTAACAGCATTAGTGCGTAACTGCGTGAACATGTTTGGTGACTTGAACATTGGTTTAGTAGCAACTAACCACACCTATGCCAGTCAAGATATGTTCGACCCAGACGACAAGATCTCAGGCGGACAAGGCTTTATCTACGCAAGTAGTATTGTAGTTGCCATGCGTAAACTCAAACTCAAAGAGGACGAAGACGGCAATAAAGTGTCAGAAGTTAAAGGTATTCGTGCTGCCTGTAAAATTATGAAAACACGTTATGCCAAGCCTTTTGAAAGCGTACAGGTAAAAATTCCTTACGAAACAGGCATGAATCCCTACAGTGGGCTAGTTGATCTGTTTGAAAGCAAGAGTTTGTTGGAAAAAGAAGGCAATCGGCTTAAATATGTCTTAGCAAATGGTACTGAAATCAAACAATTCCGTAAGGCTTGGGAAAAGAACGAAGACGGGTGTTTAGATCAAGTTATGGAAGATGTAGTTAAAAATCCGCATAAAGATCGAGGACAGGCCATTTCTCTTGAAGAGGAAACTACTAATGACGATTGATGTTGAAGTTTTGACAGAAACTTATTCAACCCTTAAACAATATATTCCACAAAAAGACAGGCAAGAAGCCAGCGATACTCTTATGAGTATCCTGGTAGACTATCTTGGCGACACTGAAATTAAAGAGTTCAGTGGCATTGACGCATATACAAAACGTAGTTACGATGAGTATGCAGGTCAGTTTGATGACGATGAGGAATACGAAGACTACGAAGACTAACCATGTGGTATAATCGAGTGGTTCAAGACTTGGGTAACATACCTGAGTTTATTAATTTTTACGAAAACGAATTACAAGAAGCCAAGTACGACTGCGGTGTCAAAGGACATTTGGAACGTAACATTGCAAACTTACCTGGTATTACTGAACACAGGTTCAATCAACTGCAAGAAATAGAAGCAGTGTTAAACTTTCTTAACATACAGTTACGCAAAATTCGCAAAAAGCATTTTCAAAAGTATCTTGAAAACTATGCAAGAGCATTAAGCAGTCGCGATGCTGAAAAGTATGTTGACGGTGAAGATGAAGTTATTGACTTTGAAACTATTATCAACGAAGTAGCACTTGTTAGAAACAAATGGCTTGGCCTAATGAAAGGCCTTGAAAGCAAAAACTTTATGTTAGGACACGTTAGTAGGCTAAGAACAGCCGGTATGGAGGACATTACACTATGATAAGTACTGATACCATGCAAGAAAAGGTAGTTTTAGTTACCGGAGGCTTTGATCCTTTACATTCCGGACACATAGAATACTTTAAGGCCGCCCGTGCTTTAGGTACTAAATTGATTGTGGGTGTAAACAGTGATCAATGGTTGGTGCGTAAAAAAGGACGACCATTTATGCTACAGGAAGAACGCATTTTAATTATCAGTGCGTTGGCATGTGTAGATGAAGTCTTGGTCTATGACGATGAAGATGACAGCAGCATAGATGCTATCCGACGCACATTAAAAAAATACCCTGCACATGAGATTGTTTTTGCCAATGGTGGCGACCGTACCAAAAGCAATATACCCGAAATGGCTATTGTAGATCCAAGAGTGGAATTTGTGTTTGGCGTTGGTGGCACAGATAAAATGAATTCCAGTAGTTGGATCTTAATGGACTGGAAAAGTCCCAAAGTAGAACGCAATTGGGGTTACTATAGAACTATCTATGAGCCTAACAAGCACGTTAAAGTAAAAGAACTTACTGTAATGCCTGGAGAACGTTTAAGTATGCAACGACATCAGGATCGTGCAGAACATTGGTTTGTGGCAGAAGGCACTGCTACAGTATATACTGTAAACCGCAGTTCAGACTATGAGTTGTTGGGTGAGTTTCACGAACATCAAGCACTACACATCAGTCGTACTCAATGGCATCAATTGTGTAATGAAGGCGAAGTTCCGTTAAGGGTTGTCGAAATACAGTACGGTGAACGCTGTGAGGAAGAAGACATAGAGCGCAAACAAAAGGGGCAGTAATTGCCCCTTTTTGTTATTAGACGTACCAGTTTGACCTAGACTGATCAACTCTGGCTTGAGCTAGTTTTTCGCACCAGTTGAAGAACCAAGATTTAAATGCGGCCATGTTGTGTGCCTCCATAGTTACGCATGTCAAATTCACGCATTAGTCGTTCAATATCTGCCACAGTCTGTGGTGCACGGCTAGAAATATAGTGGTCCATTTGACTTTGGTAAGTCGCAGTTTTTACGCCAAGCTTTTGTAAAGCCTGCTTAATTTTTTTCATCATTTTGTGATTGTCCTTATATTAAAAATCTAAAATTTTGTATGCTTCACGTGCATCAACTCCGCACTCAGGACAGTTGGCATACTTTGGTAAGTCATCAAACTTGCCCATTGTTTCTTCGTCGTGAACGTGTCCGCATATCTCGCAAACATATTGGTTCATTTTTGGTGTTCCTATATATTAGTAGAAACTATATCAGTGTTTCTACTGAGTATTTAGCTCAGTGTTTCTACTAATATAAGATATGATTATTCATTCTCCCTGTTCATTAATAAATATATTATTACTATACCAAGAAATATGAGATACCAAGAATTCCTTACAGAAGCAGTTCAAAAAGACCAAGTAGTTGCTGCATTAAAAAGTGCGGGTTTTGAAGACGTTAGAATTAAAGGCAATCTAATTGCAGTTCTAGTTCAAATCCCAGCAAAGCAGAAAAAAGATGCGTTCAGAGTAGCACTATTACAAGACATTGAACGTGTCATGCAACAGGCATTTCCAGAAGATGGCGCTAAAATTGTGCAAGCTCAACGTTTAAAAAGCAGCATCGGCGGGGTTGTGTTTGATGCCAGTCCTATTGGTATTTTAGTTAAGGATATTGGTGCTCAGGGTGATCAAAGTGCCGGTGTTGCTAACGAAATTGAGTTGGCCAGTATGATTGAAAGTGTAATTCAAAAGTACGGTAATGCTAATGTTACATTTGTTGATCCAAGAGGTAAGGAACTTACACTTCAAAACTGCTCAGAAGTACAAATAGCAGGACGCGATACCAAAGGCAGAAAAAAAGCAGACGTGGTACTACGTAGCGAATCTGGTGATTTGCCCATCAGTATTAAGAAATTAAATGCAGATGCTTGGGAAAGTGCCGATAAACTGTTTGGTGGTAAGGCCAGTGCAGTATTGCAAAATCTTCAGGATCAGGGTGTTATCAAACTTAAGCAAAGCAAAGATGATGAAGGCAACACAATCTACAGTTTAGATAAAGAAATTGTAGTAGAGCCTACTGAAGAAGAAAGCATGCAGGCAATATTTGGCAGTGATATCAATCCTGAAGGTGGTGTGGTAATTCAGACTTTCAAACCTGAGCACTTTAGACAAGATGGCAATAATGTATTTGTACAGTGCCATGCAATTATCAAAGAAAAAGCAGATATTCCAGAAAGCCACATGATGGTATGGTTAATTAGAAACGACAGAACTAGGAAAAATCCGCTACCAGGCCTGCGTACACTGGGTGTAACACTGAAACGTGGTATTGGCGCTCGGGGTGACAAACCTGTTATTTTGGTTGACCGATCTGGTAATGTATTAAGGAGATAAAAAATGTGGAAATCTACAGCAACCGTTACTAGTAGCACAGGATGGACATTAGAGCAAATTGCCGTCGCTGTTCAACTATTTGAAAAAGAATTAAACAATGGAAATATTGCAGAACCACCCCTGCCAGATGAACAAATAGGGTCTTTCGATGAAAGTGGATCTCAGTTTATAAGGTATTACCAAACCGAGGCAGATGCAAATTATTGGATAAATTTATTTGAAACAACAGTGACTGACCATCCAACATACACTTGGGTCCTTGAAGAAGTGTCTGAGTAATGTTATCTGCAGTTAACTGTTGACATAAAATCCCCGTTACTATATAATAAGTCTATTGCGCTTGTAGCTCAGTTGGTTAGAGCAGTGGACTCATAATCCATTGGTCGCGGGTTCGAGTCCCTCCGAGCGCACCAGGTTAACATGCCCGGATGGCGAAATCGGTAGACGCCTCAGACTTAAAATCTGATATCCGCATGGGTGTGCCGGTTCGAGTCCGGCTCCGGGCACCACGAGATTATTATGAGTTTAGGTTCATTATACCTTTTGATTCAGTTCTTTAATAAACAAGAAATTTGTTTTTGGGACATTCACCAAGATTAATTTTGGATAAGTACAGTACTTCAAGGAGAACTGTATGGCAGCAAAATCGAAATTAGGTGAAAAACCCCAAGTCAAATTAAAAATTGAAAAGCGTACCAGTCAAGGTGGCAAAGTCAAACGCTCGAGCATGAACAAAGGTCGAAAGCGTGGTTTTAAAGCATACCGTGGTCAGGGACGCTAAGTAAACACGTTCCCTGGTAGCTCAGTAGGTAGTAGCAACGGACTGTTAATCCGTGTGTCGTTGGTTCGAGCCCAACCCGGGGAGCCATTATTTCTTGACAACTGTAGTTTTTGCATATATAATACAGACATAGAGAGATAGGCCGTCTTAGCTCAGCAGGTAGAGCAACGGATTTGTAACCCGTAGGTCGCCAGTTCGATTCCGGCAGACGGCACCATATTAAAGCATATCTAGTCGTATGTTGAGCCTATTAGGCCTACAAAGGTGTACGATGAAATTGCTGTGTTGTAGTGGCATGGTATGCTTTAATATGGTAAATGCCCCTTTGGCGTAATTGGTAGCCGCGCTGGATTTAGGTTCCAGTTCTGAGAGGTGTGAGGGTTCGAGTCCCTTGGGGGGCACCATATAGTGTGCAGGATTCGTATAGTGGTAATACCTCAGCCTTCCAAGCTGATGCGAGGAGTTCGATTCTCCTATCCTGCTCCAAGTCGGGGTGTAGCACAGCCTGGTAGTGCGCTTGGTTTGGGACCAAGATGTCGGAGGTTCGAATCCTTTCACCCCGACCATTAAGTTGGATCGTTAGCTCAGATGGTAGAGCGTCGGCTTTACACGCCGAATGTCGGCAGTTCGATCCTGTCACGATCCACCATGCTAAATAATCTACCCTGGGGGATTAGTGAAGTGGGATCACGCCAGATTTGCATTCTGGAATCAGGAGTTCGACTCTCCTATCCTCCACCAATTAATACTTTAGTATTATATTGACAGTAATTCAGATTTCACATACAATACACTTAAGTTGACGCACATTAGAGATAAGACGGTACTGGTTCGAAACGGGACTCCTCGTCTAGTGTGTTTCTTGCACGGTTCGTCTATCGGTTAGGACACTGGCCTTTCACGCCGGTAAGAGGGGTTCGATTCCCCTACCGTGTACCAAACATAGTACGGTGGCAGAGTGGCCCAATGCACGGGACTGCAAATCCCGAAAACCGTCGGTTCAAATCCGACCCGTACTTCCAGAACGTTCCGTGTAGCAACGGATACTCCGACCCGGAGGATGAGAAGTGGTGTAGCAACCACGGGTGGTTCCAGTCCAACCGAACTGGCGCTGGCAATGCGATAACGGTCCCCGTCGGGGAGCGGGTGGAAGGCGTGCGTGATGGTATGCTGTTTAACCGAAAGGTGACAGGGTGCTTGATGCGCTATAATTACCGCCGGGGGATGCAGAGCATTTGTTAACTTAACAAAGGAGAAGATGTATGCAGTTTATTACATTAAATCAAAGGCACCATCTAGGCCGTCGAGGTTTTAAATACGCATTTGTGTTTAAGACCTACTCTCAAGAACGGCCTAGCGAATATGCAATTAGTGAAATGGTAAGGAAAGCAGAAGGCATGGGGTATGATAACACATTCTATGGCAAGAGTCCTGGCAATTGCGAGCGCAGGCCTTACTACGTCGGATTTAACAACGAAACAACTGCAACATTGGTACAATTGCAGTTATGATAAAAGGAGAAAGCAATGAAGCCAAAACAAATCGCTAGGCAACGTAACCGCTTCGTTGCTTTGGCATTAATGAGAAAAGCGGGCGCACATCGCAAGTCTAACAAGGCCTTGCGTAGACAACACAAAGCGTCCTTAGATCAGTCGGTAGAGCAGTAGACCATATAAAAACACATCGTCCTAGAAGCAGTGAGATGAAGACACAATAGGCTCACAAGGGGTGTCACGGTGTGTTTCTATATGGTTTGACAAAAGGTGGTATGTAGTCGTTGTCAATGCGGCGAGGACCGGGATTCCTTTCTCAGCAACACTGAGACCATATTGAAGCACATTGCCCGCCGTGGTAGGGGAATCGCAAACAGATTGATCACTGTTGCCGATGAGTGGTTCGAATCCAACAGTGTGCTTCAATATGGTAATGGAGATGTAGGAAAATTGGTAACCCCAGCGGACTGTAAATCCGCCGCCCGAAAGGCACTGTGTGTTCGACTCACACCGTCTCCACCATATTGAAGCACATTCTAGGCACGATCTTTACTGCAGGTGCCGACGAAAAAGAGACGAGTGTGCTTCAATATGGTCTGTTAGTTAAACGGTTATAATAATGGCCTGTCACGCCGTAGTCAGGGGTTCGACTCCCCTACAGACCGCCAAATAAATTTACATACTGATTATAAATCAGTATAATTACTTTAAAGGAAGGTTGGCAGAGTGGTAATGCACCGGATTGCTAATCCGCCGCTCAGAAATGGGCGCACAGGTTCGAGTCCTGTACCTTCCGCCATATTGCGGGATTAGCTCAGTTGGTAGAGCGAATGCTTGCCAAGCATTAGGTCGTCGGTTCGAACCCGATATCCCGCTCCACTTTAGTTTATAACTTTGATTAATATATATTCTGCTGGTCATGTTTATGGTTTAGAGTTTTTGCCTGAATCTTATGAAATCTTTAATAATTTAGAAAAAATAAAACTAGCACCAGGCGCACGTCTTGCATTTATAAGCAACGCAGATATCTGGTATTCTTTACCAAGAGAATTTTTTGATGTAGTTGTTTTTTGGACAACTGAATCGTTATCTTGGGAAAGAACTCAAAACAAACCCATTGTCCCTTTGTCAGATAAAGATATTATTTTCAGCAGTAGCAAAGGGCCAAACAATGATATGGATCTGCTTTATTGGTATGATTATGTATCTGGGATTTATAAATCAAAGTTTAAAAAATTTTTGCCAAGCCTTGAAATATCAAATCATAAGTTGTTTTGTAGTTTAGGTAAAGCCAGATTGCCAAGGACTTATGCTTATTGTAAATTCCACGAATTAAATCTAATAAAATCTAATCATATAAGTTTTGTTTCACGTAAAATTTATAAAAATATAGAATCCCCTGACAATATGGATTTTGAAGGTCAATCTAAAATGGCAGATTTTGTTGCAAATTCTTCTATTGACCTACAAGAACCTATAAAAATTAATTTCAAAGATGATTGGAATATCAGTAAGAGGCAAAATGATTGGTATACAAAACTTAGAAATACAAACGTAAATGTTTCTGCAATTTTCCCAACTAAAGTGATAAATCAGTCTAGTTTGCTTTTTGTATTTGAAACGGAAATGCATAATTTAGAACACTTTTCAACAGAAAAAACAGTAAAGGCACTTATTAGTGGAAGACCATCTATTATAATTGCATCTCAAGGTTATCTTGATTATGTTAAAAAACTAGGGTTTAAAACATGGGACGGGATTATCGATGAAAAATATCAATATTATTCATGCCATAAAACAAGAATAGACAAAGCAATAAACGAAGCACAACGTTTTTTTTCAACCGATGTACTCGGTAGCAAATGCCTACAAAAACAAATTAAAGACATTGCAGTTTACAATAGGAATCATTTATTTCAAACCGACTGGAAATATAACCAAAAAATTGCTTGGAACAAAATTTTAAAAAAACTGAAAAATAAATAATCAATATTATAAAGGAGAACCACCAAATGGGGGCGCCGCGGTTGCAATTATCATGATAGTTCTTTATAATATTGTAAAGAAATAAGGAGACACACTATGAAGCAAGCAGTATATCGCAATGCTGTAAATCAGCGCGACGAATGGATTTGTGACGATCCTAAAAAGACCAAGTACATAGACGGTGTCCAATATCTTACGGTTCGCCGACCTGACAGTGAACGTCTAGTCCTTATTAGAAAGGACAGTTTAATTCGGGTACAAACCAAGTAACATTAAATATCTTGTATGAGAATTATCGAAGAAGTAAAGTTGGATTTCAAAGACGTACTCTTTGTTCCAAAACGCAGTACTTTGACTAGTAGACGTGAAGTTGACTTAGTTAGGAATTTCGAGTTTAAACACAGCAAATACAAATACAGTGGCATACCCATCATGGCATCAAACATGGATGGAGTTGGCTCATTTGAAATGGCTCGAGCCCTAACTGAACACCAACTGTTTACCTGTGTAGTTAAAAGTAAAGGCTATGCTGACTGGGCTCAGAACTGGCCAGCATTAACCCAAGACACCGTGGCAGTAAGCACAGGTATCACAGAAGCGGACAGTAAGAGGTTAGACATAATCTTACAGCATTGTCCCGACATACAGTTTATCTGTATTGATGTTGCCAACGGTTATCACGAACACTTTGGCGACTTTGTAGAACAAGTCAGGCAACGCTATCCAAACAAAACTATTATTGCTGGTAACGTGGTTACCGCAGACATGACGCAAGAACTTATCATGAGAGGAGCAGACATTGTCAAAGTCGGAATCGGACCGGGATCGGTATGTACAACTAGGTTTCAAACTGGGGTTGGTTACCCGCAACTTAGTGCGATTATTGAGTGCAGTGATGCGGCTCATGGGCTCAATGCCCATATTATTGCTGATGGCGGTTGCACTAGCCCAGGCGATGTGGCTAAAGCATTTGGCGCCGGCGCAGACTTTGTCATGCTTGGGGGCATGTTAGCCGGACACACAGAAGGCGGCGGCGACATTGTTGACGGTAAGATCAAGTTTTATGGCATGAGTTCAGACACTGCTATGGACAAGCATAATGGCGGTGTTGCCAGTTACCGCAGCAGTGAAGGCAAAACTGTTACTATGCCGCACAAAGGTATTGTTGAACACACTGTATTAAACATACTAGGTGGACTACGTAGTACCTGCACTTACGTTGGCGCCGTTAACTTAAAAAATCTCAGTAAGTGTACCACCTTTGCAAGAGTTACACAACAAACAAACGACGTTTATGGAAAACCACAATGAGTTTCAAAGAAGAAATTTTAAAATACAGTAGACAAGATCGGATTGCACCCTTAAGTGATTGGTTCGACAATGCGCTCAGTGAACTAATTGATTTTGATGTTTATCCTTATTCAGATAAACTAGATGAGATAGGTAAGATTCTAGTTAAAAATCTCGTAGCGTATAGAGAAAAATATAACGTCAATGATGTTGTAATTGGTATGAGTGGCGGAGTGGACAGTGCTCTTACTGCGGCCTTGTTTAAACGGGCAGGTTATACTGTATGGGGATTTACACTACCAATTCATCAAAAGCCTGAAGAAACAGAGCGTGGCATGGCAGCATGTCGGGCCTTTGACATTATTCATAAGCAGATTGACTTGACTGAGTCTTACGAATTTATGTTAAAGCAGACTCGACTGTTTGATCCAGAGATCGACAATGAAGAGGCAAAATTACGTCGAGGTAATTTGCGTGTACGTCTACGTATGATGACCTTGTACAACATGGCCAGTGCCGTGCGAGGGTTTGTGGCCAGTACAGACAACTATAGTGAACTGGCTGCAGGTTTTTGGACATTACACGGTGATGTAGGCGACGTTAGTCCTATTCAAAGTCTTAATAAGAGTTGGGAGGTACCTAAACTAGCAGAGATCGCGGGCGTACCTCAAGAAACTGTGTTTGCTACACCTACAGACGGATTAGGTATCAGCAACGGTGATGAAGATCAATTTGGATTTAGTTACTTAGAGTTTGATATTGTTTTACATCGTATTGGACAGACTACTATTACCTCTTCCAACCGACAGGAGATTTTAGAATCACTAGCAGTGCCTGATGAGGACTTAGAAAAAGTAAATCGTATTTTAGATAGAATACAGTCAAGTGCATTTAAGCGAGCAAATCCATTTAACCTATTGCATCCCGCACAGCCCACAAGGTTTCAACAACTAGAAACCATTGACACGGCTGTGTGGAATCCTGTAAAATAAATATTCTATCAACAATATTTTATGATTTACGAAATACGAGATGAACAAGATCCCTACAGTTATCTATTAGCAGAAGATCCAGTAAGGGCACACATTCCATTAGCAGAACGTTTTGGAAAAAATCGCCATGTATTTGCCTTGACTGATGAAAATGTAGTAACTGCTATCGTATGTAGTAAGTTATGTCATGGTGTACCTGCCAGTGAACAGGAATTGTTAGCAGACAACGCAAACAATCCTAACACTATTGTGTTTTATACTATCTGGAGCTATAAATCCGGATCAGGACAACAATTAATAGCAGAAGGTCTTAAAATTGCCAAAGAAGCATTTACTAATGTAGAGCGTTTTGTCACACTAAGTCCTCCGACGGAACTTGCACGCCGCTTTCATTTACGTAATGGTGCCACAGTGTTTAGAGTAAATCAAGATACTGTTAACTACGAGTACAAATAATTATGGTACAAATAAAAAACTATTTGGTAGGGTGTGTTAGGCCAGTAGTAAACTATTGGGGTTATTGGCAGGGAACAGGTCCAAACCCAAATTGGGAAAAAGACTATAAAAGTTATGCTGACATGTATAAAATTAGTCGCCAAAGCGCCAAAAAGTTTCTACAAAGCACTTGGAAAGAAGTAGCATTAAAATCTCCGGTGCTTGATGCACGAATGAATCAAATTGCAACATACTATGCAATTAAAGAAATGTGGCATCAAGAACCATGCAACATATTGTTCATGGGTTCAGACACTATGTTTATTAAGCCAACTGAATTTTTTGGAAAATACCGAGAAATGCGTTTGTTTAATTATACTGATCCTAAATCACACCCAGAGCATACGCACTATCTAAATGATGATATTAGATACTATCCTGCTACTATGGACTCTAGTGTTTGGGAACTGGGCGAACAACTTATGGCCAAATGGTTTAGTCATAAAGAAAGCGATTGGAGTTGGGGGCAACTTCTTCACAATCATCAGATCTGGAGTCAAGGACTGACTCCTGAGCAAATGATAGATCCTACTATGGCTTTTCAGGTAGTAAGTTTAGATGAAAATCATTCAAATTCATTTAATGGGTGTACTTTAGCAGAAGCAAAAGTCTTACATTTTCACGGCAGTAGAAATGCAGGAGAGCGTAATGCAGTAATGTTGGACATTGCAAAACAAATGGACATTGACGTTGATTCAGAATAAAAGATTTTTAATTACAGGTGCAACGGGTTTTATTGGCAGTCATTTAGTAGAATATTTTTCTCAGCACAATAATCAAATTGTCTGCGGTGTAAGGAAAGACACAAAAAATTCGTCACGCCTGAAGCACATTGAAAATTTAGAATTTGTTGAGTATGGTCTTAAAGAACCTTGTAATCATCTAAGATCACAATTACTTAACATAGACTATATTTTGCACGTTGCCGCAAACCCTAGTTCAGAAGCCAGCCTACAAGATCCAATTGGCGCAATATTTGATAATGTGGTGGGTACGGGATATATTTTAGAACTAGCACGAGAATTAAATCTTAAACGATTTGTATATTACAGTACAGCAGAAGTATTTGGTCCAGTCAGATTAGGCAATGACAGCAAAGAAGATGATCCTTACAACTCTAACAATCCATACGGAGCAACTAAAGCCGGAGGTGAAGAACTTGCGGTTGCTTACAGTTCAAGTTTTGGCATACCGACATCAGTAGTCCATCTCAATAACTCGTTTGGTGAAAGATGTCAAAGCACTCGTTTCCCAGTAACCACAATTAAAAAGATATTAAACAACGAAAAACTTGTAATTCATACAGGTGCAGATGGACATATTGGTGGCCGGCGCTGGTATTATGTTAAAGATGTAGCCGAACATACTGATTTTATTTTACAAAATCAAAAAAGCCATTGTGAAAAATGGAATAGTGCTGGTGCTGAATTCATTGATAATTTATCGTTTGCTAAGATGATTGCACAAAGTTTGAAAAAAGAGTTACGTTATGATCTTGTGCCAGTAGACAGACCAGGACATGATGCTTATAATCTAGTCAATCCCGATAAACTTTATCGTGAAGGATATAAGAACACCAGTACCACACAGGAAAAAATAGACAACATGGTAAAATGGTATTTAAATAATACTCAATGGTTGGAAAACGTTCAATGAGTAAGAAGATTGTGTATGTTACAGGTTGCCTGGGATTTATTGGCTACCACGTAACTCGGGCCTGTTTAGAGCAAGGGTGGTATGTTAGAGGAGTTGACAAAGGCACTTATGCAGCCAATTGGAACTTATTACCAGAGTTACAAAAGTATAAAACTTTTACTTTTGAACATAAAGATATCAATGACATTGACAGGATCTATGACAGTGACTATTTTATTAACACTGCTGCCGAAACACACGTAGACAACAGCATTGAAAGTTCAGACGAATTTGTACACAGTAACATCGATGGTGTTCATCATTTGCTCAAATTGATCAATCAAAAGAAACTGCAAAAACCGATATTTTTGCATTTTAGCACTGACGAAGTCTACGGTGATATAGAGCAGGGCAGTCATACAGAACAAGACTTGTTACGTCCTAGCAATCCTTACAGTGCCACCAAGGCCGCTGCCGACATGCTGGTGATGGCCTGGGGCAGAACCCATAATTTGCCTTACATAATTGTACGCCCCACCAATAACTATGGCATAGGCCAGTATGTAGAGAAACTTATACCTAAAACTTGTAAATTTTTTACAATCGGCAAACGAGTTGATCTACACAATAATGGGACTCCTGTTCGTACATGGTTACATGCTTCTGATACTGCTAGTGCAATTATTAAAATTATTGAATCTGGCGTAACTAATGAAATTTATAATATTTCTGGTAATTTAGAATTACAAAACATTGAAGTGGTTAAAAAAGTTTCCAAAATAATGCACAACACCGACGATGTTTCCTCTTATATAGAAGATTCGGTTAGAAAAGGGCAAGATGTTAGGTACAGTATAGATGATTCCAAACTTAAAAAACTTGGATGGCGACCACAGGCAGAGTTTGACACGGAGTTGAAAAAAATAGTAAAATACTACAAGAACAATTTTATTTGGTAATATGGAACACATTCTTAAACAGGTTCGCGAATACGTTGAACAAAAACAATCTAATAAGTCCTGGACTGCAGGTAAAGACTTTGTAAACTATGCAGGCGCACACTATGATGCTGAAGAATACGTAGCAGGTGTAGAAAGTTTGCTTAACGGTTGGTTGGCAATGGGCACGGCAGGTATTGAGTTCGAACGACGGTTTCCTTCACAGTTCGGCAAAACACTGGGTATTGTGACCAACAGTGGATCCAGCAGTAACTTGCTGATGATGGCTTCGCTTACCAGCAAACGTGGTTATAACTTGCCTAAAGGCACAAAAGTTTTGATGCCTATTGCAGGTTTTCCTACTACACTTAATCCTACCCTACAAGTAGGATTCTTACCTCAGTTTGTAGACATTGAATTAGACACATTAAACATTAATTTAGACCAAGTTGAACGTGCATTAGCCAATGATCCAGAAATACGTGTAATTACTTTTGCACACGTCTTGGGTAATCCTCCTAACATGGATCAGTTAATGGATCTTGTGCGTAAACACGATTTAATTTTGTTAGAAGACTGTTGCGATGCACTGGGCAGTACGTGGAACGGTCAACCTCTTGGCAGTTTTGGTTTAATGGCATCATGCAGTTTTTATCCTGCACACCATATGACCATGGGTGAAGGTGGATTTGTTGCTACCAATGATCCACAACAAGAAGTTATATTACGCAGTTTCCGTGAATGGGGCCGCGGTTGTTACTGTGTTGGTCCAGAGGCAAACAAACTGAAATGTGGTACTTGCGGCAAACGATTTAGCGAATGGATTCCTGCCATGCCAGGAGAAATATTTGACCACAAGTATGTTTACGATGAGATTGGTTATAACCTAAAACCCATCGAACTACAATGTGCCATGGGCTTGAAGCAGTTGGACAAATTGCCAGAAATACATCAACTACGCCGCCGCAACTACAAATTGTTACTAGACATTTACAAAAAGCACGAAGAATTTTTTATCTTACCTTATGCACAACCAGGCTCGGATCCATCATGGTTTGCTTTTCCCTTAACAATAAGGCAGGGCGCACCATTTAGTCGTAGTGATATAGTAGACTATTTGGAAGAAAACCTTATACAGACACGCCCGTATTTTGCAGGCAATATTATGCTACAACCTGCGTACAGCCATTTGATGGATCCGAATGTGGCCCGAAACTTAATGCCCAATGCTACACACGCCATGACTCATACTTACTTTCATGGCACCAGTCCTGTGATTACAGAACAGCAAATTCAGTACATTGGAGAAATTGTAGACGGCTTCTTAAGTTTGTTTAAGTAATAATATAGAAATGGTAACAGATGATTAACAACGCTATTGAAGTAAGAGAATATCAAGGAAACTCTTGGTACTGGCCCAAACAAGACGGTATTGATGAAAATTCTTGTTGGGACTATCTTACAAAACGATCAGAAGTTCCTGATAGAATAAGTGAACTAGTAAGCAATAGACAAGTGGTAGTACAAGCAGGTGGTAACTGCGGGTATTATGTTAAACCATATGCAAGAAACTTTCAAACAGTTTACACTTTCGAGCCAGACCCTACTAATTTTCTTTGTTTATGCATGAACGTTCCAGAGATTAACGTTATAAAAATGCAAGGGTGTTTAAGTAACAACCATGCACTATTAGGAATGGAAAATCATAAACTTGGACAAGATGTTGGAGCCGGACACGTAGTTCCGGGAGGAGTTTTCCCCTCATTTAGAATTGACGATTTAGCACTAGAAGAATGCAATCTGATTCATTTAGATATTGAAGGCTTTGAGTTACAAGCATTGCGTGGTGCTGTCGACACTTTAGAAAAATTTAAGCCTGTGGTAGTTGTAGAAATTTTTGAAGACTGGGCTAATAGATACGATAGTAGTTTCATAAAATTAAAATCTTTTTTGTTCAGTTATAATTATGAACTAAAAACTCAAATTGATGGGGATTTAGTTTTTAAACATAAACAAGGATAAACAGTGAGAGTATGTGATTGGATCCCCCAATATCTGCGTTCACAAGGAGTAGAACGTGTTCATGGCTTAATGGGCGGCGGTGCAAGCGGACTCAATGATGGATTTATTAAAGCAGGAATGCCTTATATTTGCTACCATCATGAGCAAGGTGCTGGACATGCTGCCATTGGTGAAACAAAGTTTACTGGCAAAGTCAGTGTAGTAAATCCTACCACCGGTTGTGCTGGTACTAACTGCGCTACCAGCGTGCTTAATGCTTGGCAAGACAGTGTGCCTGTAATCTTTATCAGCGGCAACGTTAGACTTGATGCCTGTAGTGGATATATCAACGAGCAACGTGGTATACAATTACGCAAGTATGGCGTACAAGAACACCACATTGTGGACACGTATGCTACAATGACTAAATGGAGCGTGTTTGTTACAGATGTACGAGATGTTGCTTATACACTAGAACGTGCAATGTGGTTAGCACAGGAAGGCAGACCTGGTCCTGTTTGGATTGACATCCCCAGCGATATACAGAACGCTCCAATGCCAGAAGATGTTAAACATTTCGAACCTCCTGCTAGTGCCAAACTTCCTGTAGACTTCGAGTTTGTAAAAAAATCTATAGAAATGAGCGAACGTCCGCTTATACTTGCGGGCTACGGTATTAGACAGAGCCAAACAGTTGACTTGTTCAATGAATTTATTGAACGATATGAAATACCATTTGCCAGTACGTATGGTGCAAGGGATTATACTCCTGGCAACCACCATTACAGCATGGGCACAGTAGGCATTAAAGGCAGTCGTGCAGGTAACTTTGCAGTACAAAATTGTGATTTATTGTTAATATTAGGTTGCAGTCTTGGCAGTAGTGTAGTAGGATATGATCCTAAACAGTTCAGTCCCTATAGTTACAAGATTATGATAGACATAGACAACAACGAATTGAACAAGGATATTGTGTCAATCGATGCTAGATATCTTTGTGGACTAGAAAAGTTTTTTGGAGCAATGCTATGACAAGAACAGAATGGTTAGCTAAATGCCTACACTGGAAAACTAAATGGCCTGTCATGCAGCCCGAATACCGTGCTGACAATGAAACTAACTCTTTAAACATTTATGCAGTTTTAGATTGGGTTAACAAGCATAGTGATTCAAAACAAGTACTAGTAGGTGATGCTGGTAGCATTAGTTACGCAGGACCTACCGCACTGGAAGCAAAACCGGGACAACGTTTGGTATTCAGTCCTGCACAAGCAGACATGGGCTGGGCAGTACCTGGTGCTATTGGTGTTGAACTAAACAATGGTGCAGGTAGAGGAACAATATGCATTACCGGCGATGGCAGTTTTATGAGTAACTTACAGGAACTGGCTGTAATTAGAGAACATAATCTCAATGTGCAGATTGTTATCCTAAACAACGGCGGCTACCTCAGTATCAAAAATACACAAAGCAAATACTATGAAGGTCGTGTATTTGGAACTAGTGCTGGAAAAGGTCTTTGGTTCCCCGACTTTGCTAAAATAGCAGACTCATTTGGTTTTGAATATTTTCAATTAAAGAGCAAGGACGACTTAGATCGGTTTGCATTTAGAATGAGTAAGACTGGCGGTCCTATTATATGGGACTGTGTTTGCCATATGGATCAAGAAATATTGCCTGCACAAGGATTAAAAGATGGACGTCAGGCAGGCCTACACGACTTGGTACCATTCCTACCAGAAGAAGAACTTAAGTCGGAATTACTTGTAGATTTGTAAATACTGTATGAGTTATACAGACCCTTTTGTAAAAGTCGCATACGACTTAATAATGGAAGGGGAAGAATTAGCAAATTGTGTACTGCCTAATTCAGTAGAAGAATATGTTGTGCTTATGTTTGCCAAAAACTTCCAGCGTACAGACATTGGTGTAAATCCAGTAGCAATACAGATGTTAACGGCTTGTCAGCATAAGGGCACAGACCAATACCAACCAATAGCCGACGAGTGTTTGTTAATCCACAGTTATCCATTAAATCGTAAACGTTGGCCCACAAAAACTTATTATATGGAAATGGGTATGACTGCCTATGGTTTGGCTAATATCGAAATAATGGAGTCAAACTTTGAACCTGCCAGTCGTGTGCTACGCAGAGTGTTCAAAAATTTTGGTTAAACTACAATTTGACACATAATCTATAATATGCTATTATTACACACTCAACTATCCATTGAAGGTGTAATATGTTTGAATCTATCGAAATTCGCAAAGCCGCAAACGGTTTTATTCTTGTAGTTCATACTGAGGATGAAGACAAAGAATTTGTCTATGATACCAGCCGTAAAGCCATGCGAGTAATCAAACAGTATTTGGAAGCAGATCGCCAGGCTGAAGACTAATACTTTAGTACTAATACCTAAGTATTACACCGGGTGTTGCTGAAAAACAACACCTTTTCGGCGTGAAAAACGGTAGTACTAAGGTAGTACTTGCTCGAAATTCCCTATTTCGCTATAATTATGGCATAAGTTAACGAAACAGGAGCAGACAATGACCCAAGTATATGACCAACTCACTGATAGACAAAAGCGTGAAGTTCGTATGTATGGCGTTACCGAAGCAGGTATGCGTGAAGCAGTAGAGTCCAGCATCACTTTTAAGCACTCTGGTCCTGCTATGATGGCGGCAAGTTTGATAAGCGATGCCCAAGAAATGGTTAATACTGAATACGGCGAAGTTGACTATATGCGAGCAGAAGATGCCCGCCAGGCGCTGAATCGTGCCAAGTGGATCTTGTTTGAATATGTTATGGAAAAGTAATACTAAGGTAGTACTTGACGATAATTCGCCATTTTGCTATAATTATGGCATAACGTAACAGAAGTAGGAGCTGACAGTGAGTACATACATCGAGATTGTTGAAGGCACTTATCGCAACCAGAATTGTGCTGGCATGCAGTTTGAACTGGTTAAACAGTTTGAGCGTGGTGCTAAGAAAAGTTTTGTAACAGTCAAAAATCAAGGTCAGTTTCCTGGCTGTCCTGAGAGCATTCGCATTGCCTGCGAAGGTCCAATGAGTTATCAATTTGTAGGAGATGCACCTGTGCAGAGTGAAGTAAAAGATCCTACCGTTCAAGAAACGGATGAGGAAGCAATCAGTCGCATCCGTGAGCGATTTGAAATCCTTACGGAGATGACCAAGGCGGCTACCACTGGTAGCATTCGTGCTATGATTGTCAGCGGCCCTCCCGGCGTTGGCAAGAGTTTTGGCGTTGAGCAAGAAATTGAAAAGGCTACCTTGCTGGATCAACTGGCTGGACGCAAGATCCGTGCTGAAGTGGTTAAAGGTAGTGCAACCGCTCTTGGCTTGTACAGTACTTTGTACAAGTATTCGGACGAGAATTGCGTGGTTGTGTTTGACGACTGTGACAGCATTTTGTTGGATGACGTCAGTCTTAACCTGCTGAAAGGCGCATTAGATTCGGGCAAGAGTCGTAAGATTTCTTGGTTAAGTGACAGCCATTTGTTGCGCCGTGAAGGCATTCCGGACAGTTTCCAGTTTAAGGGTTCGGTAATCTTTATTACCAACCTCAAGTTCGACTCAA